ACTGCAGGATTTTGAATCCCTCATTGGCCGTCTTGAAGGTTCCAAGATGCGTCAGGCTGCTCAGTCCAACCGTGCACGTCAACGTGATACCTTTGCTGGTGGCCTTGCCAGCATGATGGGTAACTTCTAAGATGCAGGACTCTTCTGCCGATACTTCCGCAGAGCTGGGTCGTTATCGCCAGGCGGCAGATGTTGCGTATAAATACGCCAAAAGCCGCCTTAACAAAGAGCAACCTTCAGATAAACTGAATAAAGAAGAAACTGATATCAAAGAAGATATCAAGGAAACGGAACGACCATGAACGACGAAGATTTTTATTACGACGATGATAAGGATTTAAATTCTTATGATCTGTTGTTTGATGAGGACAAAGCACGTAAAGCTGCGTCTGCCGTTAAAATCTTCCAGGACGTTTCCGTTGGTTCTTCCAAAGAGAAGATGAAGGAAGCTGGTGCACAAGAACGAGCCTCTATTGGAACATCAGGTGAAGAACAAAGAAAGTCTGCAGCTCAAGCCCAGGACTTCAGCGAAAGCGACGAGGCAAGGGATTACGCTCAGTCCCAAAGAGCATATCGATATTGAGATCTTCGACCAGTGGGTCGATAATCTAGACGCACCAACAGAGCAAGCATATAGGGCATTCTGTGCGGAGAACTTCTCGGTAATCGAATGTTATCTGTATGCTCGCTTCTTGCGTTATAACGGATGCATTACAGGCTGTGATCTCTGGCTCCAACACAACTATCCAAAGCCTGATCACCGCAAGGTTTTGATCAATGAAATTGAAGCTATGCAGGAGGACATCCGCAAGCTTCGAGAAGATATTGATAACAGTGTTGTCAAACGTGATTCTGGCGTTGCAAGGATCGCCAGCATGCAAAAAGAACTCCGTGGCACCATCGCCCAAATTGATCTGTTCACAGGCAACAAAGATCGCAAGGGCTTGCTAATGGCTGGTGCTGACCGCGCCATACGTGAGTTACTGACCATCTTCAAAGATGACCCTATTGAAGTTCCCCTGGAAGAAGCATCAATGAGCGTATGGTCTCACATGCAAATGGAAGAATAGATAAATTAGACTAGACCTATGCAAAAACCACCTCCGCAACCTCCTGTTTTCGGTGAAGATATTGCCGGACGTTTGTTTGAAGTTGCTCGTCAACTCCAAAAAAATCGAGAGTCAGGGGCTGCTGTCACTCGTCCAACTCCCCTTGCGCAGAATGTTGCACAAGGCCAAGAAGTTATGAATGCATTAATGCAGAAGAAACAGAATGAGCAAAAATAAAATGCCGCCTGAACTCTTGGAGCACTTCAAGAAAAAAGAAGCCAAGAACGAAGACGGGAGTGAGATGTCGGATAAAGAGAAAAGAAAAGCAGCCCTAGATAAAGCACGTAAATACCAAGCAAGTAAAAGAAACAAAGAGGATGACAAATAGGGTAGTATTCAGTAATACACTGAACGATACCTACCGTGCCTGCATACCAGCATCTTGCCTACCGTCGTAACGCACAAGCTGCTGCACGCAAGCAACAAATTCGTATTCCACGAAACCTTGAATCTCTTCAGAAAGCAAGGGAAGATTTTGGTTTCTTTTGTGAGTACGTAGCTGATAAACCTCCTGCTCAACACCACAAGGAGTGGCATCGTCATTTTGTAACCGATCAGGACAGCACTTGTCTTTTGAAGATTGCTGGACCTAACGTTGATCTACTGGCACCCAGGGGCTCCGCTAAAAGCACGGTTCTCGGTCTGTTCACTGCCTGGGCCATTGGCGTCCACACGCAAGCCAAGAAGCCGCTACAGATCCTTTATTTGTCTTACACGGTTGATATCGCACGTTCCAAGTCGGCAACCATTAAACGCATCATTGAAAGTAAACGATACCAAGAAGTATTCCCAACAGTCCGTCTTCTTAAGAACGTCACCAGTAATGAGTACTGGTCCATTGACCACAAGTTTGCTGGTATTGATACCACAGGTGAAGAACAGTTCACACTCTGCGCAGCAGGCCTTAAAGGTTCGGTGACCTCCAAGCGTTCACACCTTGTGATCATTGATGACGCCATTAAATCTGCGGCAGACATCTCCAACCCTGACATCCGTAAACAGATGCAGGACAACTGGAATGCGGTGATTGCACCCACCATGTTTGAAGGGGCACGAGCCATCTGCCTTGGTACCCGCTTCAGACATGATGACATTCATTCCACAACCTTTAATACGCAAAACAACTGGTTGCAAATTGTGTTGTCTGCAATCTTGCAAGATCCTAAGTCTGGGGACGAGAAATCATATTGGCCAGAGATGTGGTCATTGGATTACTTGAAGGAAAAGAAACGACAAGCGCCTATTGCTTTTTCGTTCCAGTACATGAATCAAGTCATCAGGCAAAATGAATTGTCGTTGGCTCCAGAGCTGATTGTTAAAGCGGAGATTGCAACAGAGTTCGACACGCTTGCCGTAGGGGTTGACTTATCTGCTGGTACGAAAGAAAAAAATGATTACACCGTTATGGTGCTTGGTGGACGCATCGGAGATCAGATTCACGTCATTGATTACCGCCGCTTGCGTGTGATGGGCAACCTAGAAAAACTAGACGCTCTTAAAGAATTACTTAATGATTGGTCGATACTTGGCTGCGATGAAAGCGGTAATTATTTTCCGACCTACTCCACGTGTGACATTTACTCAGAAGCCGTGCAATATCAGGCTTCCCTGGAAGCCGACTTTAAGCGTGTATGTTTAAACAACGAAAGTCTTTACAACTTGAATTGGCATCCCGTTAAAGGATTCCGTGCTGATAAGCTGGCACGCTTCCGTGGTTGTATGGGACTTTTTGAGGACCGTAAGATCATCTTCAATCGCTATCGCAACTTTACCGCGATGTTTGAAGAGCTGACAAACTTTGGTGTTAGTAGTCATGACGACTGTGTCGACGCTCTTGTTTGGATGATTAACGGTCTTATGAAAAAAGGTAAACTTCAACTTGATTACTAAACCTTAGAATTAGAAAAAAGCGAATTTGGTCGTGGGGCCTGAATACATTGCTATCGGTTTGACGGCCGTTGTGTCCGCTATTACTGGTGGCAGTTGGGTCGCAGGTAAGATCCTTGGCAGGCAAAATGACCAGATACAGCAAGCTTTTAATTACATCGGTTCGCAAAAGCGAAGGATTGACGTCTTGGAAGACGATTTAAAACGTATGCCTTTAGAGTACGTTCTTAAGGTTGACTTCCTAAGAGAGATCCAACAAATGCATGACAACTTCAATCAAATCAATGCAAAGCTTGATAAGCTGGTTGAGAAATTACTTGAATCCAAATGAGTTACATCCTCGAGGTCCAGGAGAACGAGAACGGAGATCAGTACATTGTTCTTCCCGATGAGGTGATAGAAGAGCTTTGCTGGCAAGAAGGCGACGTACTTAACTGGGATGTTCGCGGCACTGGCATCATTATTTCCAAGGTCAATGATGCGGCTGGCTATGAGGTTATAGAAGAGTAGAATAAACGGATTGATAGTTAGATAAATGCGTATTACAGGCGGCATTCCAGTAGGTGGAAATTTAGGGTTAGGAGCAATTGCCGGTGGACTTAGCTTTCCTATCGGCCCTGGAAAATCCGACGTAGACGAAGAAGAACAATTCAAAGAAATGTTCAAAGTCCCTGGTAGTTGGCGTCAGCAGATAAAAGATTACCAGCGCGAGAATCCGCTCCAACGGCAAATGCCTTCTGCTGGCATAGGTAATGTTGGCGGTGTTTTGTTAGCACAAGCAGCCCCTGGCATGCAGCTGGCTAATTCTCAGTTTTATATGGGGCCTCAATTTGGGCAAGTTCCAGCTGGTTTCCACGATAAAATTGTTTCTTGAAAACTGCTACCATTAAAGGAGAGAGGAATAATTAATGGCTGACGCTAAAGCCCGACTCCACGAAATCATCAATGCTTACCTGGATAAAAACAGTGACATTGTTGTAGATACGGGTATTGTTGCGTCCCATATTGCACAGATGAAACTCTTTGGTATTCGCCAAGGAGTTGAGTTCTTTCCAGGACAAGATAACTTTGGCGCTCAGCGCAAAGACTTTATCGACAGGGTCCTTAAGTACAACAAGATGGATACCCGCTTGGATTCCATCTGGGAATACTTTTTGTGTGATGGTAAAGGACTTTTTTACATCCGTCCTACCAAGCAGAGCTATAGACTTTATTACTTTCGTGAACATGAATATCGTGCCTATTACAACGTTGACGGTGAGCTTGACGAAGTCGTAATCATCTACAGCTACAAGGTGCGCCGTGGCAATGGCTTTGGCGATCAAATTAATACAGTCAATATTACTGGATCGCAAAGCACATACAATCCTGGTGCTAAACGTTATATCCGATTATCAATTAAACCAAAAGAAATTGAAGAGACGCACTCCGATTCGGAGCTGAATTTTGACATGCCAACCTATGCGTTAACAGGTAATACCAAAACGCTTAAAAATAGTCTTGGCTTTATTCCTTGCGTTGAGATCATCAACAACACCCAAGGCTTTTCAAATGAAGGCTCTGGTGAGTTTGATGCAGTTGCTAATCACATCTGTACGCATGATGAATTGATGCGCACCATGCGCAAGAACATTACTTTCTTTGGTAACCCAACACTGCTTTCGTCACGTCCCAAGACAGACCTGATGGAAGCAGGTGGGGACATGAGCGTTCAGCGACCTTCTATTGCAGCAAACTCTGGCTTCACAAGCCCTGCTGCCTTGAGCCGCTCTACGTTCAAAGCAGATCCTGTCAGCCGTGGTGTTGATGGCCAGATCCGTGTACCAAGAGTTATTGCAAACCTGGAACCAAACGACCGTGTTGGTTACATTGTTCCCGATGCAATTACGGGTGACCAAAATGCATTTGCGCGGCAGTATCGAGAAGAGATTCGTACAGCACTTGGCGGTGTTGATGAACTGTCCATCTCCGCAGGCGTGACTGCAACTGAGTACAAATCACTGTTTGGTCGCGTAGCCGCTACATCCAAGAAGAAAGCAAATTCTATTTACACCCATGGCATCTGTCGTTGTCTTGAGTTGATTATTTACCAGGAAGAACAACTCTTCAAGACTACGCTTGCGATGGCAGCAGGCTTGGAAAAGCCCGTGGATCTACCTGACGGTGCTTCCCCAGAAGAAGAGATGGCATATGAAGAAGCAATGAAGCAATACAATGACCAACTCAAACAACTTATGATGGCTTGTGTGGAGACCCAACAGATTCCACCCAAGGTTATTGGTCTTATTCCGGACGGTGATTTAACTATTTTGTGGCGTTGGATGGGTCCTGTTTATGAGGACTCCACCCAAGACATCCTCAACAACTCCATCGTGGTACGGAACCTCCAGGAGTTAGGTGTTGATAGCATTGAAGCACTGAAATACCTCTTCCCGTCTAAGACGGATGAGGAAAGGGCCGAGATGTTATCTGGGTTCCCTTTCAGGATGGTGAACGAATTACAGGGTGCATACTCTCAATTCGCTCGCTTAGTGGGGGGA